TATCATTGCAATGTTGAAGCTCAACTTACTATTGCAGGAGCAGAAAGAGTTGCTCACAAACCTACTCATGCTACTACTATTCATCATCATACATAACATGATAGATCATCATATGTTCCATTAACAGCATTATATTTTCCACATTCATATGAAGAATACGTAGCTATTCACCCCATAATTAATATTGGAATTAATAGTGGTATAGCATTTATTTGTACTCAATCAGCTGAAGCAATGGTTTGTCCACTCTCTAAATTGTAATAATCATTTAAAGAAATTCAAGACTTTATTATATCCCCTTGTGTACTTGTATAAAACTTATTCCCCTCTTTATCTACTACATATCATCTTATGTTAGTATATTTAGTTTTTGGAAATATGAATGCAGCATATTCTCCTCATCATCTACTTTCTAATATTTGTTTTTTCCAAGTAAATCATTGTTTGCTATACTCCTTATTACTATAGTATTCTATTCATGCTTCTTTTACTTTTTCTTGATTCTCAATTTTAAAGTAAAATCATCATATATATCCGTCTTCTACTTCTGGTGTATAATCTGACTTTATTATCTCTACTTGATAAATATCCTGTAGTTCTATTGCAAAGTAATCCAAAACTTGAACAAGCATTTGTAAAGTACTTACTTTAGAGTCAGAGATTTTAGTTTTAATTGTCTGTATTCTAACAATAAGAATATCTATTTTTTCTTGATTTACCTTCTTATTCCTAAGTTCTTGTATAAATGTATCTATCTCTTTTTTATATTCCTCCAATGTTTTCACATTGTTTGTTTGAATACCATCTGTTCTACTCTCATTTTCAATTTGTTTTAACCAATCTTCAATCAAAGCCTCCACATCTAAATCATCATTTGGATTCGGTTCTGGTGTTTCTTCTCATGGTTTCTCTGGATTCTCTGGTGTTGGTTGTGTAGCTCCTGCTCCGACAGTAACTCTTACAGTCTTGACATTTCCTTGTGCATCTTCTACTTGTACTATCGTCTCTCACTCTTTCTCTCACTTAATAAGAAGATATTTTTCATTGTTTTCATCTGTTTCTATCCACACCTTGATATTATCATTACTTTTCTTGAGTGATTTGATTCATTTATAGTATTCGTGGATGTAGAGTTCTTCTTCTTGTCTTTAATAGTAGCATGATAATCTCCATTCTTGTAGATGTAGATATCGGTGGTTCACTCTTTCTCTCATTTTATGTGAAACCTAGTAAAATAAACTTTAATTAAGAAATAAAGAAACATCATAAAAAACTTCTCAGCTTTCTTCGTATGAATTACAGCTATAACTAAACCTATCTATTACTCAAAATTTGAGCAATTTTAAAACATATATAGGTATATTAACACTACTTTCACCTTGAACGATATTATAATTATCATCACATCATCTAGAATCTAAGTAATAGAAAATTTTTGGAAACAACATTTCATCATTAACAGAATAAGTTAATTCAATCTTCATATTAAAATATCAATCTCATAATTTTTTTAAAAAAAAGTTGTAATATTCTAAATATAAAAAAATAGTAAATAATAATATATATATATCCTTTTTCTCCCTAGAGATACCATTTAAAAAATTATAGTCAGAATACCTACTAACTAAAGATAAATGTTCTATCTTCGTTTGTGTTTGCTCTAACTCACGAACAAGACTATAAGGGGATTCAAAGTCAGAAATATTTCATTCTTTTAATTTCTTGTATTCATTTAAATACGATCATAATTCTAGTTCCGTAGATTTCTGTAAATTTAGTATCTCTTGCATATTCATAATAATTTTGATTAATATATAATTATTCTATCCAACCTACTCATTTTAAAAACTCTAATTCTTTAGAATTCAATGAAATATTACCTTTCTCATGTTTCATCTTTCATTTCTTATATATTGCTATCTCTCATCAATCTCTTTTTATATGTATATGGGCCGGATCAATATTTTTTCAATTAATAACAACATCTTTGTCAATCCTTATTACAGATTTTGGAACTTTTGATCATCATTTCCTAATTAATTTATCTATTTGACTATTTGATAAATTTTTTGCATATTTCACTCCTTTCGCAAACTGCTTTAATTTTTTCCATTTTCTAATAGGATTCAATTCAAGTGCTATAAGCTTTAAATCAGCATTCAAATTTTCTTTTGCTAATTGTTCTAAATAAGGATCATTCGTTATTTGAGCAGTCCAATACGCAGCGACTGTTCCAAGTCACTCTCATGTTGATTTTAATCAAGTTATGTCTAATCACAAATCTAAATATCATTTAACTAGTGCATCAACATATTCTTGTCTCTCTTCTGGGTGATGTGTCCAATAATCTTCTATATCTGACTGTATTCCACTTATAAGCATATCAAATACATATCAAAGATTCTTATTTTTACTATTTTTGTTTGCTGCTTCTATTATCTCTATCCTTTCTAAAAATATATCCTTTTTCTCTAGTTCCCACGATTTTATACCATTGAGGATTTTATTAAGTGATGACATATATTTTCTTCCTTCTTCTGTTTCACGTAATCATAAAACTGCACTATTGTATCTTTCATATAATGCTCCATTTGCTATACTTATTCCATCTTCTGTATCCACACTATTCACTTCTATACCATTTGCACTATTCTCATTCTCCACTTGTTTCAATAAATCATCAATCAATGTGAATGGATCTAACATGTCATTCGGATTCGTAACTGGTGTTTCTTCTTCTCATCATTCTACTGGTGGTTGAGTTGTTCATGCTCCTACCGTAACCCTTACCATCTTGATATTCCCTTGTGCATCTTCTATTTGTACTATCGTCTCTCACTGCTTCTCTCACTTAATAAGTAGGTATTTCTCATTGTTTTTATCTGTTTCTATCCACACCTTGATATTATCATTACTTTTCTTGAGTGGTTTGATTCATTTATAGTATTCGTGGATGTAGAGTTCTTCTTCTTGTCACCTATTGAGGGTAATGTCATATCTAGTAAGCATAAGAGATACATCTCTTATCTTTATCCAATATTTCGCTGTTTGGTTATATTGGTCTTTAATAGTAAAGTATCATTCTCATGGATTCTTTCATGTAATAGTAAGTTCGCTTCCATCTTCTTTGACTGATACACTAATATTCTCACTTTCTTCAATGATTTTGTACTTCCCTCATCAGCTAATGACTTTTGTTTCTTTTGTTTCTCACTCTTTTATATCGCCCTCTATACTCACTCGGATTGGTGGGATTTCTGGGAGTATTTTCGTTTGAATCGTTGCGTGATGATCTCCATTCTTGTATATGTAAATATTCGTTGCTCATTCTTTTTGTCATTCTATGTGAAGAAGGCTGTATCTTTCATTGAGGGCTGCGTAGTAGTGTCTTTTGTTATTAAGTTGTACTATTCCTGGAGTGGTTACTGCGTAGGTGTATCATTCGTCTTCTGGGTAAAGGTAGGTTTCACATTCTATTCATTGTGGGACTTCACAGCTATATTGTTTTACTGGTTTTGGATTTACTTGGATATGATACACATGAGTAATATACCATCATTTCTCTGATGTTATATATACAGTAGCGGTTCCTGTGGCTTGTGCATTTACTTTCATAGCATTATTTGAAGCATCAATTTGAACAACTCATCCTCTACTTTGTGTGTATCTATATCATCTTTTGTATGCTCAACGAAATACGACTCTTTTTCATACTTCAGTCGTTGTATAAATATGTTGTGGTTCTGGGATTGGGAGAACTGTTATATGATGAATTTTCCTTAAAATACTATTTGAGTACGAGTTGATAGTTGTGGTTCCTGGTTTGAGTCCATGGATATATTTTCCACCATTTATTCGTATAATAGATTGATCATACAGTCTATGATCGTACTTGTAAAAGAGTGCATTAATTCTTTCACTTATATAAAAGGTATGATAAATCTCTGGTACCGTTATATTGATATTTACTCTATATTTATCAAATCTATGTCCGTTCTTTTCTTTAAAGTGAAGAATTACTTTTCAAGCTCTATTTGCTTCTATACGAAAACGATTTCAATATATGGATACTTTTCCATCTCGTAGGAGGGTATGGTTTTCTACACTGTAATCATATTGATGTACTTCTGATGGGAGGTAGAGTACCGTACTTCATGAAGGGTGAAGATTTACATTATATTCTATTGGTTTCGGTTTTTCTTGTACTGTTACTTTAAAAGTACGAAGATGTTTTCATTGAAATTTTCCATATATTTCTACGGTTCATGGTTTGAGTCACTTTACATATATTCTATCAGTACTCGTACTGAGTTTTACCATATCTGTTTCTGAAACACTATATTGGTATAAATGAGCAAGTGGAAAACCAAAAGAGGTGGTTCTAGTTTCAAATACACTTGCACCCGAAACCATTGGAGGTTTTGGAATTACTTTTACATTCAAAATATATCTATTCACTCCTTTGGCATCATATACATAATACTGAAGATTTCATCCTATGAGTCACTTCAGTTTTACTTTTCATGAATACCAGTAGAATGCTACTTTTCCATCATCATTATACTTTACTTGGTAAGAGCTATTATTGTTCTCTGGGAAATATATTTCTACGTATTTATTTTCTCCAACAGATATATCATACTCAATTGGTTCTGGGAGTGGTAATATTTTTACATTGAGGGTATAGGTATGTATTCAGTTTTTATGAGCATATACTTGGAGTTCTCAGAGTTCTTTTCCTGTAATATATATGTCATATGGAGCTGTTTTTACATCTATTTTTCCTGTTTCAGAAAAACTGAAATCGTGTAGATCAGCACGGTACATTCTACTTTTTATTTCTTGTCCTTCATAGGCTTCTATTTCTATTATTTTTGGTGGTTCTGGGATAATAGTTACGTTGAAAATATATCTATTTATTGAGTATTTTCAGAGTACATAGTATTTCAAGGTTCACTCTCTATATCATCTTAATTTTACTCACCATGAATAATTATAAAGACCAGAACGACCGTTGTCCATGTGTTCAGCTCTATAACCATACCAAGCTCTATCACTTTCTGGAAGGTATATATCTACATTTTTTCATTTTTCTACAGAGATGTTATATTCTATTGGTTCTGGTATAGCTGAAACTTTTATATGAAAGGTATATCTGTGTATTCCGTTCTTCTTTACATATACTTCTACTTCTCAAGGAGTTTTCCCAGTAAATGATATATTGTGTGGGTTAATAATAGTATCTACTTTTCATGCTTCTGAAAATGTATATGTATAGGTATTTGAGTATAATAAATAATGTTTTGCTTCTTTCGTTTCATAGAGGTCTATATCTACTATTTGTGGAGGGGTGGGTGTGATGGTAATATTTAAGAGATATTTATCAAGACCTCATACTTTTATATAGTATTTTATATTTCCAGGAACGGTTCACTTAATTCAAATACTTCACCCATTTAAATTATGAAGAGAGACTCTTCATTGGTTAAGGTATTGAATACGATGTCAATAAATATTTATTCAGTAGTTATTAATGAGTGGCAGATAGATATTTGATTGTTTTCACTCTTCTACGGTTATATTATATTCAATCGGTTTTGGTGGTGCTTTTACATTGACATGGATTTTATAGTTCTGATATCTTCATCTGAGATAGTAGGTAGCATTTCCAGCTTGTTTTCATTCAATGTATAAATGGTCTCTTCCCATATTATGGTATGCGATTCATGGGTTTTGTAATTGAAAATTATACCCACGAGGCCGCCAGATACGGTATCTACAGTTTTGTCATATGTATATATCACAATAGTATGTATATGTCTGTTGGATTCATATGTTTCATTCTTCTGGTTCTGTATTTTCTTCTTTGTATTCTTCGTATGTTCATTCTATGATTTCATCTTCTCACATAGAGTTATATTCTTCATCTGTTATTTCATCATTTCTTTCACTTTTTATTTCTCACATGTCTATGATGATTTTTTCGTTTTCATCATATTCTTTTAATTCTAATAATTCTCACTCATTGCTTTCTCAGAGGCTGTTTATTTCTACTCAAGGTTGTGCTCAGTCTATAGAGAGTTCTTTCGTAATCGTTGGTGTTTCGATTACTTCTATTTCTTGTACTATTGGGGTTCCATCTTGTGAGTGGTCTTCATCTTGCCCTAGAGTTTCATCATACTCTTCGACTATTATTTCTTCTGGTGTTTCTTCTCCTATACTATTTATTTCTACTCATTTTTCTGCTCAGTCTACATAGATTTCTTTTATAGTTCCTCTATTCTCTATTTTTCATATTTTTTGTTCTCTTTGAATAATATTGTTTCACAGGTCTTCATTTTCTTGTCCTGCTTCAGTTCCTTCACTTTCAATGTATCATTCTATTTTTGGTCACTCTATTATGGTTCCTTCTACTTGGACTCCATTATACTCTTCTACTATTATTTCTTCTGGTGTTTCTTCTCAGATGCTGTTTATTTCTACTCATTTTTCTGCTCAGTCTATGTATATTTCTGTATCATAGTTATAACTTATGACTTCTTGAGTTGGTTGAATTTCTTTTACTTCCTCAGTCTGAACAATATCTGTGTTTGGGTCGTATACTGGTATTTCTATTTCTTGGATTTCATTTTGTGTACTATTTATTTCTACTCATTTTTCAGCTCCATCTAGAAATATTTCTTGAATTTCTTCTATTGGTTCTTCTCCATCTTCTTGGCTTCCTGTTTGAGTAACTGTATCTGATTCTGAGTACTCTATATTATTTATATCAAATTCTCATTCTATATACTCCCCTTCTACTTTTTCATCTTCTGATATGCTATTTATTTCTACTTCTCATTCTATGAGTTCTCATTTTTCGTTAAAATTTTGTATTTCTGGTGAGTGAGAGAATGCTTTCTCTGCTTGAATTTGTGCTTCTATTTGAATGGTTTCTATTTCTGGTTGTTCGGCACTGTTAATTTTTACTCATGTTTATTCACTTCAAAAACCTACCTGTACTGGTCAGATGAGTCAAGTTTGTGGTACTTTGTTTTCTGTTTCTTCTTCTTTTTCTTGAATGATGGTTTCTATGAATTGGAGGTCAGATACTATTTCTACATCGTCTCACTTGATTGGTTCTTCTGGTATTATTTCTGGTTCTTGTATAACTGGTACTTCTTCTGTTACTACTTCTTCTTTTTTAGTAAGGTTTACGAGGGCTGTTTGTATATTAAATCCTGCAGCTATATATTTATCTCAAGAAGTATATACTTGCGTTTGGTTTTGTTTGAAGAGTTCTTTTATTTGTCCAGTAGTTATACTTGGATCGAGAGTTTTCAATATCGATACGAGTCATACGACATGGGGTGTTGCCATACTGGTTCCACTGAGTTGTCTGTATTGACCACCTGGTATGGTAGAATATATATCTACTCATGGTGCTGATATATCTACTTTCGTTCCATAGTTTGAAAAATTCGCTCTGTTATTATTCTGGTCTATGGCTGCAACCGTGATAGTATTTTGACATCATCCTGGAACGAAGGTAGAAGTATCAACATTACTATTCCCTGCCGCAGTTACTACTATTGTTCCTGCTTGGTTGAGGCTTGATATTCAAGCACAGATTGGATTTCCTTGTGGATTCGTTCTTCCTCAAAGACTCATATTTACGATATCAAGTTTTTGTTCTTTAGCGTATTCTAATGATTTTATAACCGCATAACTCGGACAGAATCATCTCGCATTACAGATTTTGAGTGGTACGAGTTCTACGAAAGGATTGACTCAGATGATTCCTTTTCCGTTTATTCCTGCTCAGATAGTTCATGCTACATGGGTTCCGTGTCACTGATCATCTATGGCATCGTTATCATCGTTTACAAAGTCGTATCATTTGGATACTTTTCATTGGAGGTCTGGGTGATTGTAGTCTATTCAGGTATCTATGACTCAGACTTTTATTTTATTGATTTGGCTTTTGGTTTGGAGTTCTTCAAGGTAGGTTTCTGGGAGATATTTTTGGATTCACCAAGTGAGATTAAGTTGTTCTCAGCTGAGGTCTACTTGCTCTTCTCCCTCTCCCTCAAGGGAGAGGGTTGGGGTGAGGGCTATACTAAATACTTCTGGCTGAACTATTTCTACTCCGAGGAAGCTTTCTGGGATATCTCCATTTTCTATGTCTTCGAGCATTTCTTGACGAAAGAGTGAGTCTTGTTTTATGAAGACTTCAAAATAGTTCTTTCCTGCATCGGAATAGAGGTATTCTATTGTTGTGTTGGTATCAAACTTTCTGAAGAGTTGGAGTGCTTGGGTTTGGTTATATTTGGTTTTGATGATAATTGAGTAGTTTCCATCTGTGGTTGCGAGTGAGTCTTGGATAGTTTGGGTGGCTTGTTCTTTCTTTTCTGGAGTATTTGCTATTTCCTCTGGAATATTTTCTTCTATGTTGGTTTGAGGGGTAGCTCATGATACAACTTTGAGAACGATTACTTTTTTTACTTCTTTTATATTGTCAGATATTTCTTTTTTATTTTTCGATTCTGATATGTTGTCTTGGGTTTTTTCTATATATGCTTCTATTTCTTTTTCCTTGGCTTTGAGTCTTGCTTTGATTTTTTCATCTCATACTTTATCACCGAGGGTATCCATTACTCATCAGAGTTTTGATTCTACTCCATCAAGGGCTTTGATGGTAGCTTGTTTCGATTTTTCTAGATTATTTGACGCATGGACTTGGAGGGTTCATACTTGAATTTGGGACATAAAAAAAACTACGAGCAGGAGCGTAGATAATACCTTTCTTGTATACATAATGGAGAAGTAATATTGTAAAATATAATTGCAAACTTATTTGCAGTTTTTACTATACATAATGTTTGATTTTTTACAAGAAAAATGTATAGGAAAAGTATAGGGAATGGAGAGAAAAAAACAAAAAATAGCTTATTAAAAGCCTCAGTTTCTTAAAAAGAATTTTGCGTTTTCCTAAAAAAAGAGTAAATAACAAAAGTGGCTACGATTTTCCTTTCTTCGTAGCCACTTTTGTTATTTTCAAAATTTTACTCAAACCTAAACTTAATCTCCAAAGCCTTATCAAGTACCTCATCTCACGAGTAGGGTCATTTTTTGAAACTTCTGAGCTTCTTCATTACTTCCCAAGTAAAATCATCATTCGCTCATATCGTTCTTCCAGGATAATAAAGTACTCCCCTTTTTGCTCCATAAATAAGTACATCAATATCACACTCTATTTCTTGTCAGGTATAGATTTCAAATATAGAATAAGTGCTTTTTAGATTTCTTGATAATCCAAAGCAGTTATTGTGTCAGAATCATCATTTTTCTTTGATAATTTGGTCAATGTCTTTTTTTGTGAGTTTTCATCTTTTAAGAGCTTTTTTGTATGCTTTATTTCCGTGTTTAAGTCAGATTCAAAAATAGAATCATTTGTCTACAAGTTCTTGGAATCTTTTTGAATCTACATTTTCCTTTATGACTTTGGTATTGATTCAAAGTTCTTTGTTTGTTTTCTTGGTAAACCAGTTATATATTACAGGAAAATAGGCTCATAGTTTGAGTAGAACCTTATCTATCACGGCTATTTTAGAAACTTTTTCAATAAATCCATAGCTTATTTTCAACATAAAAGTGAGTTCACTTATGGTGAAAAGAGTGTAGAGACTACAATCTGTAAGGTGTCATGCCTTTATCTTGTTTTGGTTTTTTACTTGGTAGTTCATGGTTTCTTTTTTATGTAATAAAACTTTTTTCCATACTTATTCAGGAAATAGAAACAGAGTACTGCTATTCAGATTCTTTGTTTAGGATTTGCCCAAGTAAGAAGTTTGAACATCTTTTTTGCAAAATGGTAGTTGGCTTTGTAGAATCATGTTCAGAATCGGAAGTCTATGTCATGTTCAAAGCATATCATTCGTATGTCTTGCATAAGTTGTTCAGACTTTTCTTCATTGAATCCTGGTATGAGTTGTATATTTTGTTTAAGTATGGTATCAAAGTTTACTCCTCCCTTTCCTCAACATCCATTTACTATTTCTGAGTAATAGAGTCACTGTATTTCTTTGTCGGTGAGTTGGTAGGTGGTTATTTTTTCTATGGTTTTCATAATATTTCTATTACTTTTTAAGGTTATCTATTTTTTCATTTATTCTTTTGAGTTCATCATTATGTTTTAGATGCCATGCTTCACTTCGATTCATATTTTTTTCAAATACTTTTACAACTTGATCCAAGCTTTTTTTAAAGTTATCATTGACATCATTTATTTTTGAGAGGAACCTTTCTACTATGAGTGGGAATCATTTATTGAGTGAATACCATATAATGAGAAAGAGGATAACGAAGTATCATCATTCTTTGATTATTTGCTCGAGTATTTTTGCGTCCATTTTCTATATGTTATTTTTTAATTCCCTGTATTTGAATATTATTTCTTGGACTTTCTGAAGTCATTTGAGTATGGTGGTTTGGAAGCTTACTTTCGTGATTTCTACAAGGTTGTTGTGTATATTAATCCATACTACTTTTTCTGTATCCGGTGTGTGTCTGAGAACAAAATCCATTTTAATGAGTTCTTCTTGGTTCATGTATAAGTCATCTATTATGAATCACTCGAGTTCTTGGTTTCTTTGGGTGTTAAGTTCTTCTATTTTGATAGTTTTTTGGTATTCGTTCCATATTGTTTCTCTATTAAGGAGTATTTCGCTTCCATCTTCTCACTTGATGGTGTAGTTGTCTTGGGTGAGTTCTCCGTTGTAGGATATAATAAAGTTGTTGTGTCAGAGGGTGTCAGATATGATTTTTTCTATACTGGTGGTGATCATAGTATTTTCTTATTGGATAATATTATTTTCTTTTATTTTTCTTCAAGTCTGAGTATGGTTCCAAATCTTTCTCCACTTAGGTCATGGGATCTATTTATGTGGGTGGTTCCGTTATAGCTTCTGTGTCTGAATTTGAATTGTATGGTATAGTCTTCTTGTGGTATTTGGTTTTGGGTAAATACGAGGAAGGATTTATTGTAGGTGAGGATGAGTCTTGCTCGGTATCCCATAACTCCGTCGTATCATGAATGTCAGAGGCTGGTCCAGTTTCCATTGTTGAGTCGGTATTTGACTTCGGTGTAGAGTCATCACCAGTTTTCTGTATCATTTCTGGCTGGAATGGATAGGTTGAGGAGGAGATTTTTTCATCATTTGAATGTTTGGGTACTCCATATTTTTCCATCTGCCCAACCTCATCAGAAAGAACGGTTGGTGGTGTCGTATTCTTCTACTGTTTTATGGTTTATGTGGTTGAGGGCATTCTGAATGTCTTGAAGGCTAGCTATGTCTTCAATTCTGATTTCTTTATTTCAGGTGATGGTGGAGAGTTTGTCTGTTTTAAGCATTTTTTGGTTTTTATAGGATAACGAGGTTACTGGTGGCTGGAATTTCTAGGGTTTTGTTGGCTGGAATGGTATATGGTCCTGCGAGTGTTCCGTTGGTGTTTGGGGGGAGAGTATAGTTATTTTCTAAAGTTTGTTGATTTGAAGTAATGTTTCATATCTCTCATACATTATCACTGTGTACTTTTCATGCATTGTCTGAATTGGTTAAAAACATAATTTAATAATTAATTTCTAAGGATTGTTTTTGTTTTCTTCACTCCTCAAGTATTGCTTTGATTTCCTCATCTGCTTCTTTCGCTTTTTGGAGTATGAGTAGTTGTTCTTCTGTTGGTTCTTGTTTACTGAGTGCTATTTCTCATATAACTCTCGTAGCTTCTCTCGTAAGGTTGGTTTGGTCTGTTTGGGAGTATTTTTCTAGGATTTTCTTTTTGGTTTCTTGATTGATTTGATTTATTTGTTCCTCCTTTTCTATAGCTTTACTTTCATCTGTTTCTATTACTTTGATATTTCATTCTTCGTTAAGAATTTTGTATTTTTTAATATCAATTGCTTCTATGAGTTCATCGTGGAGTTCTACTACTTGTATGTTCTTTTGAGTATCGATATAGAAAATCTTGTTTTTATCTCGTATGAATCATCATTGTTTTTGAATTTCTGTTTTTTTGAACATAGGTATAAAATTAGTAAGTAGGTTTGTATAGGTCTAAAACTTCGGAGAGTGGTTTGTATGTTATATTTCCAGTTCCACCGATTCATCCATTATTTCAAGGGTTTCATGCGCTTCCACTTTGTTGTCCGTTAAAGTTGTAAGGGGTTCATCCACTTCATCAGTTTCAAGGGGTTCATGGGTTTCATCCATTGAGGGTAGTAGAGAGTGTCAGACTTGTGGTTGGTCAAACGAGTAAAATACTTCATCCACCACCTCATCATCAAGCTCATCCTCAACCACCTCATCATCCTCAAGAAGAATATGAGACATTGGTTCCACTTCCTCATGAGTAACTCCATCCGTTTGCTCCGTTTCCTCCGTTGGTTCCATTTCATCCATTGGATTGTATGGTTCATACTCCTGTTATGGTATTTTGGTGTATGATGACAAGACATACTCAAAAGCTTCATACTTTTCATCAGGCTCATCATCATCCTCATGATCAACTGTATCAAGCATAATTTGCAGAATTACTGTAGGCATTGGCTCATACCATACCTCATCAGAATTTATAGGCTCATCATCCTCATGCTGAATTTCATCCACTGATGGTTCATCATCATCCGAGTCATGCTGGGGTTCATCCGTTTCATCCATTTCAAGAGGTTCTTACGGTTCCATTTTGTCATGATCCGTGTCATCATCCTCCACCTCATCATCCAAATCAGTTGACTCCACTTCATCAGTATCCTCTGGTTCAGCCACTTCAGTAACTGCTGTGGTATCATCCGTTTCCACCATATCATCCACTTCCAGCAGTTCATGGATTTCAAGGGTTTATGTTGAGAGTCCAGATTCAGGTTTGGTATGTTTCAAAAACTTCTATTTTACTTGAGAGGTTGAAGTTTCATTCAATGTTTAGCGTTCATTTTACTTTGAGGAATATGAAGCCTGTTGTGGCATTGGTAGTTATGGTAGATCCATTTGCTATGTTTACATCTTTGTAGTTGTATATTCTATTGGTTTCGAGTACGATATTATCTCAGGCACTGGTTATGAGGTCTCCATCGCTTTCATCTCATGTGAGGTAGTCTTGCCATTCTTGTTCGTTCATGGTTTCTACTGTATCTCATATCGCATAGTCTGCTTTTGCTATTCAGAGACTGAGGTTTCCAGTTGCTTTTACGACTGGGAGTTCTCATCAGAGGTATATGATTCTTCCATTGTTTTGGATGTCTGCATTGATTTTGTCTCATTTGGAGATTACTTCTTGGGCTTTGTATATAACGGTTCAGCTGGATTCAAGAAAATTGGCTTTAAGTTTTCCGTTGCTGTCGAAGAGATCGGTTCCGTTTAATTGATACCCTCATAGGTTTAATTTTGCGAGTTCGTTTTCATCAGAGTCTCCGTCTCCATCAGTATCTTTTTTTATAGAAAAAATATCTACTCATTGGTTTAATAGGAGTTCTCAAGCTTTTAGATAATTTACAAAGTCAGTAGAGTTTTTTATTGCTTCTTCTAGTTCCTTTATCCCTCAAGCAGTAAGATTAAAATAAATATAATCTCATTCATCAAACTCATATGCTGTTTGTGTATGTTCTGTTGCATTTCCATTCAAGGGACAGAGTTCTATTGCTCTCTCTATGGTAAGGTTCTTTCAAGACTTACTCGTAACGAGTACAATTTCTCTTTGAATCACAGAGGTTCAAGAGAATTTTATAAGATTCAGTTTGAATCTCTTCTCTATTTCTTCAATAGGAAAGTCATCTCAAAAAAGGTTTTCCTTTCATCAGTCAATAATCAATAATGTGGTCGTGATAGAGAGTCAAGACTTCATTTTTGCAAATACATTATTTTTCATATTGAGCATAAAAAAATCATACTTATTCAATTATTAGGTATGATTTTAGGTTTTTATCTCTTAGAATAAAAATTCTAAGAGACTATACTTTTAAAACTCAAAGTTTCTCATAGATACAGTATTGGAGACAAGAGATTAAAATCTATTTTCTGTATAATTTGATTATCGAGATTGAGAAAACTTGATACATTTTGAAGTTGTATCTTTTGTCCAGCTTCTATGTTATATGAATAATGAGAAAGTTCTATTTGTGTTTCTGAATTTTCATTTATTTCTATTTCTGAGATATTGCTATTGAGAGTAAGGGTATGTTTTTTCGTATTTTCAGAAACGAGATGTATACTTCCAGATTTATCTATAAAGAAATCTCTATTTTCTCAAAATATGTTTTTCAATGCTTCAAAAAAATTCCCACTTACAGAGGCATTAATATTGTCGGTATTGCTGATAGTATTTTTTAAAATATTGGTTCATAAGAACTGTATTTCATTGGTAATATTCTTTTGAGAGTGAAAGTCTGTGATGAGTTCATCTATAACACTAGATAGAGTTCAGGTATATGTTTTATGTATTTCATATTGTTCTAGGAGTGTTTTTAGTCAGGCCACTTTCAATATAATTGATGATCATTTTTTGATAGAGAGCTTTCTTTCTATCCCTGTGATATATCAAGTGTATTTATGGAGTCCATTTTTATACTCATCGTTATAAATGATATATTCCACAAAATCTCATGAGTTGTAATCAGCATTGTCAAAGCTCTCTCAGAGTTCAATATCAAGTCAGCCTTGTCATCCATTTATAGATTCAGAGAAACGAAGAGAGTCTGAATTTTTTACTTTGAGTATTTCTCATTTTGGGGTTCCATCTGATGTATAGCAATTGAGTTTTATTTGCATTAGAGGATTATTTTATCGTATAAAATATAGGTATTATATGTATCAAGGGTTCCATTATAATTTATTTTAAAAGTTCCTGGTACTCCAAGTGGAAATGGGAGAAATTGTCCTTTGTATCACTTTATTTCCGTCCCATTGAGTGTTACTTTATTTTCTTCTCCATTGAATATGAGGATAGCATTATTTGGTATGGTTTCGTTTACTTCGAGTTCATACCCATTGAGTTCAAGTTTTATATTATTCACTCAAGTGGTATTTCAGAATTGTATAATGGTAGTAAGTATTGGAGGATATTCGCTATCGTTTATAACGAGGGTTCCATCTATAGGTTCGGTTTGATTTTCATAAAACTTAGTGGTTCCGTTTCTTTGGATGAAGAAAGGATCAAGAGAGATAAAATCAAATTCTATTTGAGTCCCAGAAAGGAGTATTTTTCAGACTTTTACTCCTCATTCGAGTTTTACATTGATATAACTTTCACGGTTGTATTCTTTTTTATAGAGCTCACCTCATGAGTGGAAGGCTGTTTTTATTGCTTGTATTTCTTTTTGGAGATTTTCTATTGTGTTTGAATAGAGTGTTATTTTAATATGAAATATTTTTTCTATAAATCTTTGATTCTGTATAATTCCACCGTTTCTGAGTGGGGTTTCATATTTGATAATATCTATATCGGCCATATCTTCTATATTATGGTCATCAAGTGTATTTCCATATTTCCTACTGTCATTTCCCCTACAATCTCAAACGATGGTATTAAAGTTGAAGATACTTCCAAGTTTCGTTTTGAAAGAATATTTTCCCTTATATTCAGAAGAAAAACTTGATATTTCTTCTCATAGTATTGTGTCTTGAAGTATTTCATTATCATTGAATACCGTAGAATTTAATATGTTTTCATTGATCATTATCAGTGGATTATGTTAATAAGTTTTCTTTTTGAATTTCTCTTTTGAGTTCTTTCATTACTTGTGCGATAGGTCTTTCTTTCGCATCTATATGGATAGTATATTTTGCATTATTGGTAGTAACTGGTCAGGTATTCCCTATTTTTGTATCTACTTTTCCCGCATTTAAGAGCGTACTGGTTGGTATTTTTCACTCAAATCATAAGCTCCTGAGTTCTTTGGCTACTTCTATTGCCTTTTGCTTTATCTTCTCTAACTCCCCTACTCGTTCGAGAGTTTGGTCTTTTATAAATCAAGTAAAGTTTTCTTCTAAGTGTTGTTTTATATCTACCATATCTCCGTAGAGTGTTTGTTCCTGATCTATATCTTCTTGTACTTGTGTGAGTTTCTGATTTTGATTTTGTTCAAATTGCTGGTAATCTCTGAGAATCCTTTCTGTTTCAGAGAGTTCTTTATACTCCTGTATTTGAATGAATACTTTTTTATCAAGATTTTTTTCGAGAATAAGGCTTTCTCTTTTAAGTTTTTGTTGTTTTTCTAAAATTCTTTTTACTTGTAAGAGGTTCTCTCAAGTATCTTGCGTGGTTCCAAACCTCGCATCTCTTAGTTCTATCAAAGCATTTTCACTGATACCTTTTGCCAAGTTTATATTCACTCCCTTTCCTTTGAATACACTCATTTCTTGTTCGAGTTCTTTTTGTTGTTCAAGTATTTCAAGTTTTCTTTCTGCTATACTGGTATCTTTTTCTTGTGTTGCTTTTGATAATTCTTTTTGAAGATCCTTTTGTGTTTCCATAAGATCGCTTACGGAGTTTTTTGATTTCTTTGCTCCGTCTATTATGGATTCATAGTATTTTTGAATGAGGTCTTGGCCATCGTCTACTTTTTTATTATACTCTTTGTATATTTTGGTAAGATCTTTTTTTCACTCTTGGGATTCCTGTATTAAGTCTTGGTTGGTTTCTATGAGTTCATTGCTTTTCTTGTATCAGGTGTTATAACTTCTTTGGTTTCGAATATCTTCTGGAGTTGCTGTGGGAAGATTGATATTTAAAATATTTTTCTTTGCGTTTTGTTTGAGACTATCTAACTCACTTTGTATTTGTTTGCTTCTTTTTTCAATATTGGAAGTAAAATCTATTTTGATTCCTATTTTTTCTAGAGGTTTCAGGAGTTTATTTATTTTTAGTAATAGGTTTACAAATTTAAGTTCTATAAACTTTGGTATGGTTTCAAAGCCAAATTTAATTGCTTCTACGATAGTGAAAAATCCTTTTTGAGCTCAGATAAACCAAGCTTTGAGGGAGAGAATAAGGTTTCATATGGCAGAATTACTATTGTGTATAGAGGAGTAGAGTGCTTCTTGTTCTCTTTTGAGCCTTTCACTTCTTATAGCAAAGGTTTCATATCTTTTACTGGCTTCATTCGTGAGTGCTGAGTTTTCTCTAAAGGCTTGATTTGATGTTTCGAGTGTTTGATTTACAAGGTTTCATGCATTGGCAAGACTGAGGAATGCTCTTTGGAGTCTGACATCATTTCATATGAGTTCTCAGAGTATATTACTCGCATCATCTCAAGCTTTTCATAGTCCATTTACGAAGAGTTCGAATCACTTACTGGCATCTGTTTTCCAAATATGAGCAAATTCTTCTGCATTTCTTCAGCTGAGTTTTGCAAATTTCTGCAGTTCTTTTCCTCCGTTATTTACAGCATTATTCATTTTCAGAAGTGTCTTTTGAACGGCTGTTCCTCATGCTTCTGCTTCTATTCATACGGAACTAAATGCTGTTGCAATTCAGAATATGTCAGAACTGGTGAGTCAGGCTATTTTTCATGCTCATGCTATTCTTTCTGCGAAGCTGAGTATTTCTGCTTCGGTGGTGGCAAAGTTATTTCAGAGTCCTACTACTGCACTTCCCATTTTATCTATATCATCCAGAGGTTCTTGGAGTATGTTTGATATTCTTGCAAAGCTTTTTGCAGCTGCTTCTTCTGTGAGGTTGGTAGAGACTGAGATGTCTGTTATTACTTTGGTAAACTTTTCTAGGTCTTCTATTGCGACTCAAAGTTGTCATCAGAGTTCTGCTATTCCAGCTACTTCTTTAAAGGTTTTCCCCGTTTGAAAAGTAATGTCTATGAGTTTCTTTTTGAGTGTACCCAGTTCTTTTGTGCTTCATTCAACCGTTTTTTTGACTCATACAAAAGCGAGTTCAAACTCTTTTCAGAACTCGGATACATTTCTTCAGTAATTTCTAAAGAAGCTTACAAATGTGAAAATAAAGGCTGATTTGAGAACGGTTCATACGGATATAATACTTCCTTTGAGAGAGTTAAACTTTCTTTGGAGTCTGGAGAGCTTTATTTCTCCATTGTTTACATAGTTATTGAGTTGTCTTTTGGCTTCTGTGAATTTTCTTGAATATCTGTTTATATTTAAATCTAGTTTGAGAGTTTCCAAGCTTCCATCTTTGAGTTCTTTTCTTTGTTTTTTTGCTTCTTTTATTTTCCTTTGGTAGTCAGCGACATTGAGTTCGAGTTTTGTAAGTAGATTTTTCTCAAGTTTTTTCCCTGTGTCTCTTGCTATGAGGTCTGCTTTTTTGAGGTCTTGTTGGAATTGTGTAAGATCTACTCTGCTGTCAATGTAGATGATGTTCTCTGAATCTTGGGACATGAAATAATATTAAGAATAATTTTCTTAATATTATTTGGTTTAGGGGGTAGAATAAAAAAATTGGGATATTTGAAAGTGTATGTATAATTTATAATAGTTAATAAAAACTTATCACTTTACTTATAATAGATGAACACTTCTTCCCCTATAATATACGATGTTTTAGAAAGTTCTTTTTGGTTTTCATCAAGTGAAGATGTAAGAAATCTTGTATTTATTATAGTAGCAATTGTTGGTATAGCTTTAGCAGTATGGAGAAATATTTCTCTCCATAGATCATCAAGGGCTCAAAGTAAGTCATCTGAATCCCAAGCTCAAAGTTCTGATGTGAGTAACAAGGTATATGTTGATAACATCTATAATCAATATATAGATGATTTATGTGACTATGAAAAAAACCCTACTTTTAAAACTCTATCTATTATACAATCTTTCAAACCTTTTACAGTAAATAAGGATAATAGTAAGCATAATAATAGCATAAATATACTCTATAATTTCTTACTTAATTTAGAGAAAGGAAAACAATTAACTTGAAAACAAGAAGTATTATACAAAGAAGCTATGACACTACTCATTAACAGGCCTGACTGAGAAATGAATGCTATTGACTATTCAAAGTTGCCAAATCTGAGGAAAGTAGATTTAAGATATAGTTCTTTTGTACTAGGGGAACTAAAATGAATGGACTTAAGTAATATTGATATTAGTGCCTCTAATTTTAATACTGCAGATTTAACAAATACGAATTTAGAGAATAGTAATCTTGAAGAATCATTTATGCCTAGAGTTAAACTTAGTTGAAGTATCTTAAACAAAACAAACTTTGCAAGTGCAAACCTTTATTATGCTACTTTGGATGGTGTTGATTTAAAAACTGTAAATTTTACTAATACAGATCTCAGTCGGATTAATTTCTCAAAAACTAAAAATATTACTTTTGAACAGTTATCAAAGGCTAGATCATTATATAAAGTTCACTGATTAAATAAAAAATTGAAATTAGAATTAGAAAATAAATGTCCTGAACTATTTCGAAAACAAGTTAGTTGAGAAGAAAACCTTAACTTATATTGAATCAATACAGATTCTATACTTAGCTATATCAGTACCAAAATGATGGGGAAATAATTTTATTTTATTCTTGATAAATTATCCACCTCCCTCAAAATCTCCTCATACTCCCTCATCTTTTCATCACTAATCCTCTTTTTCTTTCTAAACTTATAATTCTTCCCTACCTCTCCGTTCTCAATATTCATATTATATTCCATACCATTCATAAGTTCTCATAATTGAGAATACGTAAGAGTTTTGAGAACCTCCATAGGATTTCCATATCTCTTTCAAATGAAATCAATCACAGCAGGAAAAAAGATCTGTTCTCATGATGATTTTTTCTCCCCTTGCAAACTCTGCATAATCCCATTGATAATTCATATAGGATTACTCTGTATGTCTAATTCTGAAATATCCACTATTTGTTGTACGGCTTTTATATACTCCTCATCTCTCACATATTCCTGGAATAATAGAAGAGTATAGATAGTTGGTTCTTTGAATGTATAGAGTACTTCCCTTTTTGGGTACTTGATAATAATTTTATGAGTTTTCCTGAGAAATTCCTCCATAAAAAAAGATAATAGAGTAAAATATTACTGTATTATCTTTTTTTTAAAGCTAGAATAAAAATATTAAATATTTTCATCTCTCATTTTCCAGTTAGCCCCATCATTGAGTTTGAAAGTCAGCTCTGAACCAGTAGGAACACCATCACGGAAAGCGTCTATCATTTCGAGTATAAACTCACTATCAAGAACACATGGCTTTGCATGAATAGTCGTGTATTTATTCGTTCCCTCTTTCTTTCCAAATATTTCAATTTCGATTCTCTCCTTTACTCTTTGAACGAGATCAAGAGAGACTTCTTTGGAAGCATTTTGATTCACTCAACCACTCACGAGTACTTTGGCTCATTCAGGAATAGATCATCAAGATACTCTCGTAATGATAGTTTTATTCTCCACCACCTCAACTGTATAGTCGTTAGTATCAGCATATGTTATCACTCCATCACTTGATTTTATGACAAGAGAAGTTACTCAATTATCATCATTACTCCTGTAAGTGAGTTCTATTTTATCAGCTTCAAAAGTATTTGGTTCATTCGTAATAGGCTTGGTTCAAGCAGTAGCAGAAACCACATCGAGTCAAAGAATCTTTCACAAGAGTTCTGGATTCTTTGTTTTAATAACCGTAAGGGTTATATTCCCTGTTGGTTTTTCAAGCGTGAGTGTTTCTCCACTTCCACAAACAAGTTCAGCCGTATTCTCAGTGGTATTTAAAGAAGTTTTCACATTGGTTGCACACTCCAGGTCTGCGAAGAGTCCATTGGTTCCGTACTTCCTTATTCTCGCTTTTCCTACTATGGTAGGAAATAATTCTTGGCTCATATTTTCTTTTTACTTATTCATATAAAGTATTTATACGATTTATTGTTATTTGCAAGGATAACAACAATAAAAAGAAATTAAACGAGTTCATAAAAGCTTTTAGAAAACTTAGAGAGTTCCTCACTTTCTAACTCTAAAATCTCTCATTTCTTTCGTTTTCATTTTCAGTACAACACATCACAAACTAATTTTATTTTCGTTTTTCCTGTGGCCTTTTTCTCTGTCTCTCCTTTTTTCTGTTCTTCTTTCTTTTTCTCTTCTTTCTTCTTTTCTAGTTCTTCCTGCTTTTGTTTTTCAATTACTTCTACTTCTTTTTTTACTTTTTCCTCCCCTGATAAGGGGAGGCTAGGAGGGGTTTGTTTTTTCTCAGCTTCAGTACTTCCTAACTTTTGAGTTGTATTTTTCTGATTTTTAGACATAAAAAAATATTTAAAATATAAAAGTAAGACAAATATATCTCACTCCTATACTAGAATAAAATTAAATGGCATAGCTAAAAGTGAAGGTTCGCTCGATTTCTTTTCTATCCTTTTCGTTGATACCCATATATTCGTCATTCAGGCACTGTATTATTAAGCTTTTAAGCGTTCCTATATCTTTATTTTGACTGATAAGAACACTTTCCAAAGTATCAAAGTATTCTTTCATTTCGAGATTCTCCGTTACCTCACTTCCTCCTATAATTCGAAACTCTATCAAGTCTTTGTTATAACATCATTGTTTTTTATTCGAAAGAATATGAAAAATTAAATAGGTAGATTCTGGTTCTGTATGTGGAAGTCCAAAAAAAACATTGCTTCAGAAAATAGTTTGTAAGCTACTATCGTTCTGCAAAAAAGTTTTGAGTTCTTGTATTTCAATTTTTTTCATTATCTTTTCTTTAGAATATAGTCGGGAAGTTTATCTTCCATATCAAATTTTGTTCTTCTAAACATTCCTGCTCATACTCCACTTTTTAAACCATCAGGATCATTAGGAATATTATAGTTATACTCTCTTCCTTTCACTCAATATTCAACTAGTTTTACATAATCGGTATCGTTATAAACCCTGGTTTGGAGTGTATTTCAAATCTCTATTATTTCGCTTCTTTTTGTATTTCCTATCAGTTTTTTCTTATCTACTGGTGTTCTCGTATCTACTCCCTCTTTCAAATCATCAGTAAATATATCAAGTCATTTTCTTATAACGTTCTTATGTTTTACTATAATGCCTGGTATATTCATATTGATTCTCATTTTAATTCAGTTTACAGAGTAATTCTATTTCTGCTTCTTTACATTCAAAGTCTAGATAATCTCTTGAAATTACTTTTACTTTCTGTTGGTCTCAAAAGTTATCGATAAAATAGAGAGAGTCTCATATTTTCACATCGGTATACTCTTTTTTCAAAAAAACAAAATAGTCTCATACAGGAGAGTTTTCTGATATATCTTCGCTTTTATCTCCTTTGTCATTCATAATAATATCTATTGCTTGAATATCGGTATATATATCTTGCTTCGTTCCATCATTGTTTACTCTTTTGGTACTAACAGTATACATCATTTGAATATATTAGGTTCTAAAAAAATTATCGCTTCCAGATTCTATTTTTGTTGGAAGATATGGTTGTAAGAGAGTATAGATACTTTCATCTATACAAGGGTGTATATCAGAGTATTTATTTGTACTTGGTTCTACATCATAGGTAATGGTATTCCCTCTCCTTTTTTCTGATTTTATGATTCTATTACCTGTATTGTTTTGTTTTTTTAAGAGGCACTCACTGAGTAAAAGGGTAGCTTGTTTTATTTCCAGAGGAATATCCTCTCACTGAATCGGAAAGAGGGTTTTTTGGTTTTCTTCTTGTTTGGTTCCATAATTTCCTATAATACTATCAATAATTCTTTCAGCTTGTCTGACTATTGCTTGTATATATTGATCTTCTTTTGAGTCAAAAAGACTCGAACTATCTTTTACTTCATCAATAGTAAGATAAGTAATATTTTCAACAAGTATGTTGGTCATTTTTAAGGAATGAGAAATTATTGTAGATATGATAAAAGGAAAAAGTTTAGAATAAAAAAAGAATACAAGTGAATGTATCCTTTTTCGTAGAAAGTATTTTTATAAACTCAATCATTCCAGTTTGAATGTATTTTCAAGAGCATTTTCGTAGTAGAAAGTCCACTCACATATGGCTCCAACTCTATAGTTGTCATTATTTTCATCTGGTTGTTGGATCTTGAATCACACAATCCCTCTATCTTTCTTTGGGATAAGTCTTCCATTCTGAGAATTGAAAAGATATGCTTCATCTTTTGCCATATTCGTATCAACATAGATAGCTTCAATCCTATTCTTTCCAACCTTAATTGGACTCTCAAGAACTTGTACTGCTCCTCATACCTTCGTTGGTACTGAACCTGCTCCATTAACGAGCTGAATATTAATCTTTGCATTCTCAAAGGTAGAAATTTTTCTTGCTTGGTCAGGAGAACATATAATAGCATTTAGGTTCCCTCCATTCTCAATAGCATATTGGAATCCATCATTTATATCATCAAGACTAATAACTCCACCAACATTCTTTACATTTGGAGCCGTTCCAGCTACCATATCTCCATCTTCGTTAAAAAGATTGGATACAAAGAAAGGAAGACCTCATGCATAGTTTTTGAGTTTTCCATCAGAGGTAGTAGTCGTATAACGAATGGAAGATGTCGCAATTCCATTGAGTTTTCTTGCGAGATCAAGCGTAACTTGTTTTATAAGTTCAGCCTTGATATTCTTGAAATCCCAATTATTGGTAGATGCCATAGAACCACTTACTGAGCCTGCTACTCGAAAGATTTGTGGATAGTTATACACATTCCTTGGTTTTGTGATTCCTCTGTATTCAGAATTGGTACTTCATTCCTCAAGGGCAGAGCTCGAAAGATATACGAGATCTCATGAAGCAATAGCAATATCAGTTCCTCATACTTTCTTCGCTTTGAAAGTAGTATCATCAGTAATAGAATCAACGATAACTGTAAGACTTCCTTTTGAGGTTTTATTTGCTGACTGAAAGATAAGCAAGTCTCATACTTGGAGTTCTTTTGCCCCAGAAATTACTACAACATCTTTTGCAGTAGTATCAAAATAGCCACTGGCAATAGCCGTATCAATTTCAAGTTTAATAGGACTGTATACCATTTCTTTTCTCTCGAGTTTACTTCCCGTTAATACTTCAGATCCAGTATTACTCAAAGCAATTTCTCATAAGAGTCCTTGCTCTTTTGCTACAGATTTTGCTGTTTGTAATACTTGTCTTTGTATATCAAAATCGGATACATTTTTACTCATATTTGTATAGGGTTATATGTTAAATAGAGTTCGCTATAGATGAAATGAGGTCTGCAGAAGTTCATCCGTTCTGAAGTGTTTCATCAAATTCACCTAGAGGATTTTTATTTGGATCTGTTTTATTATCATCGGTGATATCAACCTTTGGTTCTGTCTTATCTGATAAACCTTTGAGGTCAATAAACTCTTTTAAAAGATTTTCTTTTGCTTCATCTGAGAGGTTTTCAAAGAGTTCTTTTTTACTTTCTATAAATTCTTCTCAGAGAACCTTCTCATAGGAAGTAATAGTTTCAGCTCTTTTTTCAGATTCTTTTTGGAGAATTTCAGAATATTTTGAATCACTCTGAATCAGAGTTTCCAGTTTTGGTAAGAGTTCATCATTTTCTTCCAGTCAAAGCTTATCCCTTATTGTTTTTATTTCTTCTTCTTTTTTGGATAGGTCTATCTTTGCTTGTCTTTTGGATTCTGAAAGTTCATCTTTCGCTTTTTCCATTGCGATTCTTTGGTTTTCTTTTGCTTCTTCTATTTTTGATAGTTTTTCTTGTAAACCTCATAGATTCGCACTATCTTTTAAAAGTGAGTCATATTCAGTTTTTGAAACTGCTACTTCTCCTGGTAATAATTCAGCCATAATATTTTTTGGTTATACAATTAATTTTTTTACTACTCGTTAAAGGATGAGTAGGTTCTTTCTACAGTATTTTATAATGAAAAATAAAGAAAAACACCTTGCAACTGTGAATATACTGGCAAAGTGTTTTAGAATAAAATGAAATGCGAATTAGAGAGAGATTTGAAAAATAAGATTGATCATATAGAGAAAATACAAAGTAATATTTACATAAAGAAAATACTGTATTGGTCATCTGAACTTATATTTTATAAGTTTAAGAGTGTCTTTCACCTGTTGTTTCTTTGTTTTTTGTGGTGCTATTACCTCAATCATTTTGTATAGGATTAAAAAGTAAGTTTTCTTTTAGAATTTCTTGGAGGATTATTTCAGCTTGTTCTTCATCTACTCATTCTTGCTTCATAATAGCTCTTTTTCTGCTCGTAGTTCCATTTGCGAGTTTTGTATCTTCATTTTCAATAATTTCTTTGGGGTCAGTGGTGGTTATTGCATTCCATTTTAAAATCCTTTTTTCCTCTTGTACTGAGAATATTTCCCAAAAATACTCAAATCACTGTGAAATAAAATCTCTATATTTTTCTATTTTCTTATAAAATATTCCCGCACTCTTTATCTTACTCGTTCCTGAGTCTTGTCCTGATTCCTGTTTGATTCAAAAAGCAAATAAAGGGATCGTAGTGATGGAACTTATTTGTCGTATTTGTTTGTCTATAAAATCCAAACTATCAACGAGTAACTGATTGGTATTTTTCACTATTTCAAGCCCTCATACACTTCATTGGAGATCGTTGGTCTGTACTACTTTTCAAAGTTTATCAAAATCAATCACTTGTACTCCATTTTCTAGTTTCTTGTAACAGTTATCTGGAATAACAAGATTTCTAAATATTTTAAACTGCTCAGTATATTGCCTAAAGTTTTTATCTGCTTCCATGAGTTTTCCATCAATGGAATGAATAATTGTTTTGATTTTTTTTAAAAGAGAATGTTCTATTTCTTTTTGATAGACTAGGGAATCTAAGTTTTTAAGGGTAAGTTCACTTGCCTTTCCTTTGGTTATTGCGAGAGTACTGAGTGGTACTTCATCTCAAAACATATAACTATCAGAGCTGTTGAGTTTGTAGAGTTTTCTTGTGAAAATTGGTGATTTATAGCTTTCTACGAGTAGGTAATAATTTTTTTGATGATTCAAAATATTCTGTTCCTCGTCTTCTTCAAATACAGATACGATATACTCTTTACTTCCACTTCGATAATACCTATTAGCTTTGATTGATTTGAGTTTCTTGTTATCAATATCCATAAGGAAAAGAATGTTCCCTGTTGCCAGGATTCACTCTACTACATCTTTCCAGTCTATGTTTTCATTGTGTACTGGTATTCATAAATAGGAGCTTATCCAGTCATATACCACACTTCAAATATAACTTCCTGGATTAAGGAGTTTTGCTTTTTCTATTTGTTGTGGATAGAGATGTTCTACATTGAGTTGAAAATATTCACTTTTTTCATTATTCAAATAGTCTCCACTCACGAGTTCTAATCTTTCACTTACTTCTCAGAGATAGTCTTGTATTTTGGAGTTTATAGGAGTTGTATTGTTCATGGAGTGAGATTTTTAAAAGCTATGATTACAGAAAAGAATACAAAGATGATTTTTAGAATAAAAGTTTTATCGTCTTATACTTTTTAAATATTGCTTTTGTAATTCTTTCCCATTTTTCAACACATCAGAATATCCATAATGGTGTATCAAAGTTCTCGTCATATGAGTAGAGAATCCATATTTTTCTTTGATTCTCTCAATGAGAGGCTTGAAGTTGATTTTATTCTTAGTGGTAAGAAGTATTTGCCATATATGAGGTGGTATTGTTTTATTATAAAAGAGATAGGAATACTCCTCATCTTCTCTGTATTCCTTAAATCTCTCTTTCAGAATATCAATGGCCACATCAATGAGCTCTATTTGTTTGTCGTAGAGATTGTTTTCTTTAATGGTGTTCATAATCTAAAAAATTAGGGTTATAATTCAAAAACATTTGAAGAGCTAGTCCATACGAGATAATACTATCATCGTGTTTCACATTCACTCCGTCAGGGGCATATATTATTTTTCCATTTACTTCTTCTCTGGTCCATCATTTTAATTCTTTTTTCATCAGTGTATCTATTTGTAACTTTCAAAGATTGATAGCTCTATCAAGTCCGTCTTTCATTTGTTCTTTTGAAGTATGGGTGGTATTCCAGCCAACAATATTCGTATATTTGGTATGCTTCTTTCATTCTGAGGTTGGTATATAGCATTTACTCAGTAGCACATGTGGATTATCTTGCTTGAGTTCTTCTATGAGTGCTACTCACATATAGTTTCGTTCGATACAGAGAGAATTATTGAAAAAATGGAATCAATAGTCATTGTGTAAAATATGAAGTAGTTTATAGAGGTGTTTGTAGTTCAATATATTACTATTTATTCTTGCGTAGAGATTTCCATCTTTGTCTAAGAATGTAAGGTCCGAACTATCACTCTCTCCTCCTTGTCCTCCTGCTGTATCTATTCCAGCATAGAGATAATCGAAATAATCTTTTTTGAAGTCTTCATAGAATATATCTAGTATTATTTCTCTATCATCTATTTTCATATTATAGGTGTATACAGGTTCTCGTTCTTCCAGTTTCAAAACATTTTCTGTATTGAAGACGGGATCTCATATAACGATTCGTGGTTTATTGAGATAGTCAGAGTTAAAAGCTTCTGGGTTTATTTGTAGCTCTTCTATTGAAGTCACCATTTTTTCTCCGTCATATTTTTCTTTGTTTATCTTCTGAGCTTCTGCGTGGGTCCATACATATTTTTCTTCCCAGACTATTTCATCGTTTTCTAGGAGCGCTATTTCTTTGTAGTTCCATATATCATTATTTTTACAATATTCATCTCTGAGTCGTATATTCACTCCGTCTTCTGCTATAATATTTCATAAGAATATGGCTCGTCATCGTATTGAGTTTAATACTCAACTTGATATTTTGTAGAAGTTTTCTTCTATAATTCTTTCATTTTTCACACTTTCTTCTATATCTATATCGTCTCATATAAGGAGACTCGGTCTGAGTACATTTCACTCATCGTCTACGAATTGTTTTCATCTTTTCATATTTTTAAGTGATACGGCTTGTACTTTCACTCCATTGGTAGATACAAACTTATTCATTGTTTTTTGTTTGTTTGCTTCCGTGAGATTCTGTTTTCTACTGGTTCCATCATCAAAGAGGAGTCAGTAATCATTTATGAGTATCTTATTGGTTTTAAGTATGGTAATAATATTGTTTACTTTTTCTGTAGCACTATCAAGATCGTATGCCATAAAGAGTACGAATTTTTCTTTTTTTGTAGCAATACAATATATTACATACCATAGAGCGACTATTGCCGTCTTCCCACATTCCCTAAATCATATAATGAGAGCATTTCTATCTCAGCTAGCTATTTTCATTATTTCTTTGTGAAAGTCCTTGATTCATAGAATCATATTGTTTCAAAAATAATAAATACAAAAAGCAAAAAAATCATATGGAAAATATGAGACTCGAAACTCTTGACTCTCAAGCATATTTTCTTTAATGAGTTTTCTTTTCTTTGGTGTCTTTTCATATGAGAATATTTGCATATTTACAGTACATCATTTATTAATTTATGTGTGTTATGGGAGACTTCTCACTCTAATTTAAACTTTGGTACAAAGTCTTTATCTTTTTTCTCCAACCACTTCCATGAGTCTTGTACACTTCCTGATTTTATACTTCTTCCAATATTCACTCGAGCTTGTAAACTTATATTCTCTTTTAATATCTTTTTTTCCTGCATAAACCTCGTATTTTTCTTCTGATAACTGTAGAGAGTTCTCTCAGATATTCCGCAGAAATAAGCTGCTTGTTGGTCAGTCATTCCTACCGAAAAACAAAGCTTGAGTTTTTGCAGAGTGCGGTCATCAATTTTCTTTGGTCGTCATCATTTATTTTCTTCTTTTTCTCTTTCTCCTGGTGGAAGTTCTCATTCGAGTTCTTCTACTATTTTTTTCTTTTGCTCAAAATTATTTGGAAGATTTTTTTCATTTTTTTTCATTAAAAGTTTCTTAGTAGATAGTAGCAATTCAGATTTTTATTAAATATATTAATTCAAGAAAACTCTATATATTCAATTTTTTGTCTCCAATGTTTCTTAGATGTATATATACTTATTTATTAATTTTTATACTATGAACCTAAAAATACAGTTCCGTAAAAAACAATGCAAGATATTCTATTCTAATAAAAAACTTAAATTTAAGTTTCGATTCAAACATTCTATTTCTTTACTTCAGTTTGTAACATCAAAATATCTTTGAATAATCGTCTGAATGAATATAGGATCCAATTCCATCATGTGACAAGTTCTATTGGTTTTCTCTGAAGCTATGAGTGTACTACCACTTCATCAAAAGAGATCTACTACTATATTTCATTTCTTGCTAGAGTTTTTGAGTGCATATTCTATAAGCTCTATCGGTTTTTGAGTTGGGTGCACATACTCATTCACATTACACCTTCTCATACTCCATAGAGTCATTTTTCATTCTGATTCTGCTTTTTTTACTCGCTTTATCATTCTGAGTATATCTTCATCGGATTTGTTTTTGAATGTTTCAATAACGGTTCCATGTGCTCTATCTCCATAAAAATTCGTTTTTCATTCTTTTTGTGAACAATAGAAGAATGGTTCATGTTTCCATCTGTAGTCTCCCCATCAGAGTGCTGCACTTGGTTTATTCCATATGAGTTGATTTTTAATTTCAAAGCCATTGAGTTCTAGAGCTTGTTGAAACTGTATTTGGGTTGAGGTAGAGTGGAATACATAGACTCAGGCTTCTTTCTTGGTAATCTCCTGATATCTCTTAAACCATTCATTAAGCATAGTGATAAAGTTGGTATCGCTCATATGATCATTTTCTATTTTCCTATCGGTTCCAGTGATCTTTCATCCTCATTTATAATTCACATTGTATGGTGGATCGGTGAATATCATGTCTGCTTGTTTTCATTGCATGAGTTTCTGGACATCTTCTTTTTTGCTTGAATCTCCACACACGAGGATATGATCTCAGAGTTTGAATATATCTCATTGCTTTACTACAATTTCTTGATTTTCTATATTTGGTACTTCGTCTTCTATTTCTTCGTTATATGTTTCATCATCAAAGAAGTTAAGAGTATCGAGTCATTCTATTTGGTCGATGAGATCGTAGGAGTCTTCTCAGAGTGCGAGTATTTCTTGATGGAGTGCTTCTAAGTCCCATTCCGACATGAGATTGGTAGTATTGTCTCTGATTCGATAATCTTTCTTTTGGGTGTTGGTAAGTCCTGTAATTCTGAGTACATCTATTTCTGAATAGGTTCATATTTTTTGAATGGCAAAGTATCTTCCATGTCAGGCAAGGATAGTATTCTTTTCATCTACGATTATGGGTGCTATATAGCTGTTCTTCTTGATTGATTTTATTACTTCTGCTGTACTTTTCTCTGTATGTATTTTGTTATTATTCTCGTATGGGATAATATTTTCTACCTTGAGGTTTATATGTTGTTTTTGGATTTTTTTATTCATAAAAAGGCTTTCAAATGTTAAGATACAAAAAAATTAGTTAAAAATAATTTTTCCGTATCCAGCATGAAAGCCTTAATGGATACAAGTATAAATATATGTTAGTACTAACGTAATTTATTTATTTTCGGCTATTTGGCAATTCCCATGTATATTTAAGTTATTAATAAATAATTGTTGCCAATCCTACGCAGAGAGAAAGAATCATTGCTGTAATTCAAATGGATTTAGTCCAAAAAAGACTTTTGTAATTTAACTGAATCTGTTCATAATCTAATAATCTAAACCTACCTTCTACTGACATTGTCCAAGAATCATCTTCTCATCTTTTTTTCTTTCATATATTACAAATTAATAATCCACTATCCCTAGATCTAGTAAGTAAATCTATTTCACTTGGATTTAAATTCAAATCTTTTACTAATTTTTCTATAGTAAATTCTGTAGTTTTTTGAGCATATTCCAGAATTTCAATATATATATTTTTTCTTATTTCAGAATCTTTCATAATTTTTTTTACAAATCTAATAAAATTTAATTATATTGAGTTTTTCAATTTTTCCAAGCTATATCCTTCACTTTTCGGTTCAAAAATACTTGATAGAAGATTCAAATTCACATGATACTGGTTCCCCTTTTCATCTACTATAATATTTTCTACTACTTTCGATACCCTTACTATATTTTTATATCCTCATCAAGAGAAGATAAGTCTCACATCCTTTCAAATTATCGTTCCTGGTATTTGCATATAATAATCTTTAAAAATTAAACTAACTTTCTACAAATTGATATGTTTCTCAGTACTTCTTCAAAAATAATTTTCTTTTGAGCTTATAGACATCTGTTTTCTTTCATTTCACATCTTCTACTATTTTATTTTCATCTATTTCGTAATAGAAGTCTGCTATGTAATTGATTTCTCTTTCAACTTTTTTCTCAAATATAAATCTGTTTTGTATCAAGAATTTTGGTTGAAGTCTAAGATTTTTTATATGTCATGATTTTTGTAACAGTTTCAGCTCAGAATATCTCGTTGCTTCTTTTTTGGAATCAAATTTATAGCCATCAATAATTGTTTTTTGGTTTCAATATTTATTTCTTTGTCTTGGATAATAGTTCATACTTTTGGGCGGATTATAATATACTTTCAATCATGTTGGTAATAATTCACTCGGTAAGCTTTTTGTGTTTATTGGTTGCTTGCCAGGTTTTCACTATTTCTCGTACTTGGTTTTTCTGAGTTTCTGAGAGTAAAGATAACATGGTCTCGAGCATATTCTTATCATCTTTTGCTGGTATAATCCTTCTGATATCTGCAACAGCTATTCTCATCTCTTTTATTTTTACAAACCTATTTTTCTCCATAAGTTCATCAAGGTTATCAACTTGGGATGAATGAATAATTACTTCATAATCATCGTATGTGATGATTTTATGGAGTGGTTCGTATTTGGTTATTCAAGTACTCATATGCTATTTTTATTGTGTAAATTATTAGTTTCTATAATTGGTGAGTGTATAAAGCTCTTTATTTCTCAGTAGAGGTATTTGATTGAATTACAGTTACTTGCTTTAAAATCATTTTCTAGTATTCACTTGAGTCGTTTAATAAATTCTTCTTTTGAGTGTTTTTTTATAAAGCCTACCAAGTGTTTTCCATATATTCTCTGCCGTTGTTGGTTTTCTTTGAACTGATCTATTCATACTGCTTTGTGAAGTATTTGGAGTACCTGATTAATTTCTGTGTCTCAATAATTTTCTGAGCTTTGCTCTAACTCTTTAGAGTTATTATCTTGAGTAGTATTATTACTAGTATTATTATTGTGTGGATTTATTTCCACACTTGGTATGGATTTATTTCTATACTTGTGTGGATTATTTTCTATACCTGACAAGTTATTATTTTTGTCTGAAATGTATGTTTTTCAGAGGGGTGATATTCGATAGTATCATTTATTTTTATGTATGATGTGTTCTATGAGTTTCTTATCTTTAAGGGTTTTTACTATTTTTAGAATCGTGTCTTTTTTATCGGTTATCATTGGTATCTCTTCTATAATTTTCTTTGCTGAAAAGTAATAGTATATTTCTGAGTCTATTACTTTTCATTCTGCCCAGGTAGAGAGTGTAGTAAATATAGAGAGTACGGCTCACTGTTGGAGATTGAGTCACCATTCCATACATTTTATTTGGTTCACATGTAGACTGTATTTCATAATAGACGGTGAAGATTAACGTATAAAGTAGATTATAGTGTTGTTCTATTTTCAGAGTCTAAAACTGAGTGAGGTAGTAGTTTGTGGTTCGTGTTTTTCTTCATATTTTACTTTGAGTTGATCTACTGTTTTCATTTTCTCTTTGGTTTCTTCGGTTATCTTTGCTTCTTTTGTTGTTATTTCTTCTGGGTAGTCCCATTTCTTTCTTTGAGTATAGAAGAAGCTTCCTGCTCATTTGAGTTTGTAGTTTTCTACTTTGTTTTTTTGGAGATCCTGGTCTATTTCCTGTTTGAGTTCTTTTTGTCTTTCTTGTGCCATGTTAATGCTTCTTTGGAGTGCTGCATATTCTTCTATGTTTTCTATGTTGAGGTTGATTTGTCATTCTTGTGAATCTAGCCATTTTTCATATTCTTCTTGCATTTGATTAAATATGATTGGGAGTTTCTTTTTGAGTGTTTCTACTTTTTCTTTCTTGATTTCTACTTCAAAGGTTTGTATGTCTCAATGTGGCACTATTTCTCCATTTTCGTTTTCCGTTGTTATGATCCAATCGAGATATGCTTTTTTTGGGAGTTGTCCTGTTTTGGATTCTATGAGCATAGCGTAGAAGTAGAGTTGTCCGTGTTCATTTGCTCTTTCTTGGGTCCAAGGTGTTTTTCCTGTTTTAAATTCTCTGAAGCTTTGCAAATTCTCATCTATTGCTGAGCTGTTATCTATAAATCAGAGACAGCATATACTTCATACTCATTCAACGAGAGAAGTTTGCACAAAACTTTGGATATATTCCTCGTATTGAGGAAATAAATCAAATTGCCACTTCATAAGATTGTCACAGAATCAAGTATCTTCGGCAATTTTTTCTATGGATGTATGTATAAGTTTGAGTACTCTTTCTTCTATTTCTTGATAGTCTCCATTTCTGTCTTTGGAGAGGTGGGTTATTATTTCATCTGTTTCAAAAGTGTTCAGTTCTATAATGGCTCAGAGTACTTTTCAAAAGATAACCTCTTTGGTTTCATAAAATTTCTCTCATTCAAAGTATTGTTTTATAAACTGTTGTTTATAGTTCTCAAAGGAGTGTATTTTACTCCAGGAGATGGATTTAATTTTTCTTTCCATGTGTTTGTTCTGTTATTATATAAGGTAGGTTTTTTACTTATTTTGTTTTCTCATAAGTGAGGTTTTCATATCATCTTTGAGAGATGCTATGTCTTTTTTTTGTTCGGTGGTTACTATGTCTGGTGTTTCCTTAAAGTTTTTGAGTATATTGGTATATATGGTTTGGAGCTCTTGGATGTCTTTTGCTTGGGTGAGTATTTCTCTATATGTTTCGTATTGATTTTGCTGTTGGTTTTCTATACCGTTGTATTCTCCTACTTTTGTTTGTTCTCAGATTTCTATTTGTTCGAGTTTGTTTATCCATTCTTGAAAGTTTGCTTCGGTGCTGTTTCCTATGAGTGAGGTTCTGTCTTTTGAGAGGAGTTTTGGGTGTGAGAGTGTTTGTATGACGTGTTCTCAAGATGGGGTCACTTCCATGTGTCAAACGATGTCCATGAAATAGGCTATTTTTGTAGCACTTTTTCCATTGAGGCTTGGTACGATTTTACTTATTTTATTATCATCTGTAATGTCTTGTTCTTGGGCTATGAAGAGTACATGCATATCGAGTCATCTAAATTCTCTGAGTATGCTTTCTATTTTTTTAGCTATTTCTCACCAGTCTTGGATTTGTAGTGGTCTTCATTTTTTCTTTTCTATTTCTATTTTTATGATGTCATTTATTTCCGTTATGGAGTCTATAACCACGGTTTGATATTGGTGTTTTTCATTTTTTAGGTAGAGAAGAAGATCTTGGAAGTCTTTGACTGTTTTTATTTCTACATAGTCTATTTGTTTATTTCCTACGGAGAGGAGTCATGCTTCGGCTGAAGCGTAGATAACATTCGGTGCGGTTGCTCAAAAAGATGTTTTTCAGCTTCATGAGGCTCAATATACGAGTGCCTTTATCTTGTGTGATGTAGGCTTAAAAGTCATTATTTGCATATTTTTCTTGACTTAATAATGTAAAATACTAGAATGCTACCGTGTCTTGTCGTGGAGGATGGGATACAATATATGTAAAGGCGAAGTCTCTCTTTGAGGGGCTTTTCTTTTTGTATTATTCTCCATTGGTAAGTAATAACGATATATTTCTAGGGTTCACTATATTTAGAGAGCCGTAGTTCCCTGCTCTGATTGGGTTTTATATAATGCAGGAATTTATATATTCTTCCTCTTTGTCTTCCATTTCTGGAGTTATGGTTTCGGTATCTACGTATTGGTGTAGATGATGTAGGTAGGTTTGTCTTACAGG